ATATGAAAACATTAATACTGGGAGATAGTTTCAGCAACGGAACCGAACTTGACTGGGAAGGCAACATATGGTGGAAGCAGATTGATCGAGATGCTGTATGTTTAGCCGAAGTTGGAGATGCAAATGGCACTATGGTTTACAAATATCTGTGCAACCAAGATTTCCAAAGAGTTATTGTTATGTGGACTTTTCCCAATAGAGCTGATTTCAGTCCGCACTTTAAACTGGATGTATACGTTGACAGAGACACGGAAATTTCTAATTTTAGAAAAGAATGGTATGCTGGTATAGGCGGCGATGAAACATATATCAAAGATCAAACTTGGAGAAACATCTATTTGATGCAAAGTTTGTGTAAAGACAATAATGTAGATTATATATTTTGTTGTTCAGATTGGGAACTATTTAGAGATAAGCACCAAGGCAGAAATCCAAATCAAACTTATAGCAAAGACAATATACTATATCCTATAGATTGGAATCATTGGTTTTTTCCTGACAACCAACTCATTGGATTTACACAGTATGCACAAAAAAATAACTTTGCATTTGGTCCAGCTGGCCATCCACTAGATAATGCTAATTTAGCATATGGAAAAAAGATGAAGGATTGGTATGAAACCTTGCATACTACACGTTAAGGACGAAGTAAACGTTAAGATTGAAGGTTTAGACTTGGACATGCGTCGCAAGTTGAGCAACCAGTTCAAGTATGAGATTCCTGGTGCACGTTACATGCCAGCAGTGCGTCTTGGACGTTGGGATGGCAAACAAGCATATTTCCAAATGGGTGGCAGCACCTACATTAACCTGTTGCCTGAAATATTACCCATGCTGGTGAGTGCAGGCTATGAGCCCAGTCTCAATGACACACGTGAATACAACATTGACTATCCATTACAGCCTGTGGATGCAAACACATATGCAGATCGCACGTGGCCCAAAGGACATCCGGTTGCAGGTGAACCCATTGTGTTGCGTGACTACCAAATTGAAACCATAAACAAGTTTGTGGAAAATCCACAGTGCATACAAGAAGTAGCCACAGGTGCAGGCAAGACACTGATGACTGCAGCACTCAGCGAACGTTGTGAAGTGCATGGACGCACCATAATTGTAGTACCCAACAAAAGCCTTGTTACACAAACAGAAGCAGACTACATCAACATGGGACTGGATGTGGGTGTGTTCTTTGGTGATAGAAAAGAGTTTGGACGCACCCACACCATATGCACTTGGCAGAGTTTGAATGTGCTGCTAAAGAACACCAAGAACCAGGTTGCTGAAATAACCATACAAGAGTTTTTAGAAGATGTTGTGTGCATTATGATTGATGAGGTGCACCAAGCCAAAGCAGATGCACTAAAAACACTGCTCACAGGTGTAATGAGTCACATACCCATACGTTGGGGACTAACAGGCACCATACCCAAAGAGAAGTTTGAAAGTGTAGCACTCACATGTAGCATTGGTCCTGTTGTCAATCAGATCAGTGCAAAGGAACTGCAGGACAAAGGAGTTCTTGCAAATTGCGAAGTGAATGTGCTACAATTAATAGACTTAAAAGAGCATCAAAACTATCAAAGCGAATTAAAGTATTTGTTAGATGATGAGAAACGATTGGACTACATTGCCAGCATGGTTAACCAAATTGTGCAAAGTGGCAATACACTGATACTGGTTGATAGAGTGAATGCAGGCAAAGAACTGGAGCGGCGCATAGCAAACAGTGTGTTTGTGAGTGGTGCAACCAAGGCTGCAGATAGGAAAGAACAGTATGATGAAGTTGCTGAATCTAGCGATAAAGTTATTATTGCTACTTATGGTGTTGCCGCTGTTGGTATTAACATCCCTAGGATATTCAATCTTGTATTACTTGAGCCTGGCAAGAGCTTTGTTAGGGTCATCCAAAGTATCGGGCGTGGAATTCGCAAGGCGCATGACAAAGATTTCGTCCAGATCTGGGACATCACAAGCACCTGCAGATTTGCCAAAAGGCATCTTACCAAACGTAAGAATTTCTACAAGGACGCAAACTACCCGTTCAAGGTTGAAAAAATAGACTGGAATTGACATGAGAATACTAACACTAGATGATACAGCATTTGAAATGAACGAGCTGCCAGACGAAGTTGATGACTTGCGTTTTGCAGTGTTAGACAACAGTGACAGCAATAATCCAGATTACTTTTTTATTCCGTTAATCTTTTTGGAAAGTTTTAATAGTCCTGCTGCTGTGATAGATGTTGCAGGACATCTCATACGACTGCCAATAGATTGGAAAATTCTCATAGGCGAACGTGAAGTTGGCGACTTGGAAATGCTCAATCTCAGCAGTCTCAACGACAGAGGATTTAAGGCATTTAGTTTTAATCCATTGAGCAGTAAGATGCATGACTACTTGCCCATACGCATTGTAGATCTATACAGTGATGTGAAATGGTATTTTCCTAAACTCAAGCAAGGACAGATACTGGCTATACCCATTGAAACCTGTGACAAACCAAGAGTGGTGTTTGCAGCCAAAGAAATAAACAGGCAGAATGAAATTGTGGACATCACCAAAGCATGGTAAAGCAATAGTTCAAAAAGAACATCGCACATTTATGTTTAGGCTCACACCCGAAAGTGATCCTGATTATGATGCTATAAACAAATTGCAGCAACGCATAGAATCGTATTTCCGTGCAAGGCCTAAATTGGTAGATCGTGTAAAAAGGCAAATGGAATTGCGTAGTGCTACACGAAAAGGTCCACTCAAACATTGGTTGATGTTAGAGTTTGAAAATATTGACGATGCTAACATGTTCAAGCTATACTTTGTAAATGACATCACAACTGGAGGTGTGCATTTTGACTGACAAAGTTCCACTCAATGCCATACTGAATGCACTGGATGCAAAAGACTATGGTTTCTACGACAGACTCACACCTGAACAGCAAAAAACTGTGTCTCCATTTTTGCTCAACAGATACATGAGCATTGTAAAAGGCAGCAACGATCTTGCTGCATACTATTTGATGGCCACAAACCAAAGAGTGAACACACAGTATTTTGAACTTGCACGTCATCCCAAACTGATATGGCAACTGTTATGCACTGTGAGCCCGGGCATGGGCAAGCAGTTTCACCAATGGGTGGCACACAAAAAGAAAGACAAAGGCAATACTAACAAGGTGCGCAAGTATATAGAACAGTTGCATCCTACAGCCAAACGTGACGAATTAGATTGGTTGTGTACACAATACACAGAAAAAGACATTAAAGAAATTGAAAAACTTTCCGGTAATACATAAAACCAATCGTTTGATCATATTATGTTATCCACTATTCAGCGGAGGCAAGTTCATTGCAAACTGCCTGGCATTCAGCAAACACTGTCATCCACAACATCGTGACCTATTAGGTGTAAGTTATGAAGACTTTTACACAGAATTATACAACAGACTTGATCAAGTAGGCAACGAATGGGTAGATTTACACATGGGCTGCGAAGAGCTTTTTGGCTTTGATTGGGAAAAACAAGATTGGAACGCTCCAATCATACCAAGATATGTGCAAGAAATGTTTGCGGGTGATGTGTATTTTTGTAAGACAGCACATGGTGATGCTATTGTAAAAGGCTATAAATGTTTGTTCCCAAATGCGCAGGTAATAAATTTTGTCAATTGTGCAGATTTTATCAGTAGCCGCGGAGAACAAGCGCAACCAGACATTGATGTTGACAGTGTGTATAAATGGGACTGTGATTGGTTTCGTGACGCACAAAAAACATCTGCAGGCATAAAAGATCTTTATTCGTTACTTGATATGCAAGATTGGGACAGTGTTAAAGATTACATAGAACCTTATAGACAACGCTGGCTGGATATTATAATAAAATGAATGACTTTACAAGCATCATAAAAGATGCTATAATAAATCATAAAATGCAAAATTTAGAACATACATGCCAGTATTGTGGAAAAGGCTATCGCAAAGAAAGCACTCTTGCGGCACACCTGTGCGAGCCCAAGCGACGTGCGCAACAGGAAAATGAAGCAGGTGTTAAACTGGGCATGACTGCTTATCTGCGTTTCTATGAACTAACACAAGGCAGCGCCAAACTAAAAAACTACAAAGACTTTTGCGAAAGTCCATACTACAATGCATTTGTAAAGTTTGGCAGACACATGGTCAACATTCGTGCTATTAATACTACTAAATTCATTGATTGGGTTATAAAGCAAAACAAAAAACTAGACCATTGGTGCAAGGATGCACTATATCAAGAATACCTGTTTGAACACTTGCGTCGCGAAGCAACACAAGATGCACTAGAACGCAGTCTCAAAACAATGACTGCATGGGCAGATGAAAAAGGTAGTGTGTTCAATCATTACTTTTTATATGCCAGTCCAAATCGTATTGTGCATGACATCACAACAGGACGCATAAGTAGTTGGGTCGTTTACAACTGTGATACAGGTATTGGTGTATTAGATAAACTCAGTACCGAACAGATTGAATTGGTATTTCCATACATAGATCCAGATTATTGGAAACGTAGGTTCGTAGACTACTATGCTGACACCGAATGGGTCAAGCACATACTCAAGGAAGCAGGGCTATGACACTACCTGTGTTGTTGTACCAGCCTGGCACACATGGTAATTTTTTAACTAGATGTTTGAGCATCAGCAGCGGAGTTGAACAAGATTTTGATCTGTATCTTAACAAAATAGGAGCACATGCAAACACAGGATTTATAAAACTTGTTGACCACATACACCCATTAGATTACAATGGCAAAGATGCTTGGATCTATATAAACTTTAGACAGTCTGATCTTTATTTACTAAATTGGCATTTTTATAAGGCTGCATCCGAATTTGGGCTGGATCTATTAGATGTAAAAAGTTTTATGGATTTTGTTCCATTTGTTGAAAGTAATTTAGAGCATGGTATAGTCAAAGGTGGTTTAGAAAATCAATTGAATATTTTCAAAGATTCGGGACAAACAGGATTGAGAGAAATGTTCAAACTTTGGTTCAAAGAAAATCATGGAATGTTAGAGGTGCAACAACAAGATCATAAAAAATTTACAATTAATAATGAATTTTGTTTTGAATGGTTCTATAACTATGACAATTTCAAACAAAACCTAATACAATTATTAAAAGATTTAGGCAAAGAATACTGTCGCGACATTGAACATCATTGGCAAGATTTTATAAATCGCAAGCAACAAATAATTGAATCCAAAATAGAAGTTGAACGTGCAATGGAATGTTTTAGGTCCAATGCATGCATGGACATAAGTAAGTTCTGTATATACCAGCAAGCATACTTAGATCATTTAGTTGAGCAGTACCTAGGTTATGAAATAGAAATATGGGAAAACGGATATCCACAAAACATGAGAAATTATAAACCAGTTCAAGCTACTATAGATTAGGAATAAACACAATGAAGATATTAATTTTTGGATTGCCCGGAAGCGGCAAAAGCACACTAGCAGAACCATTTGCTAAATTGATTGGCGGTGTATGGATCAACGCTGATCAGGTGAGAGAACGCTACGACGATTGGGACTTCTCACCTGAAGGCCGTATGCGTCAAGCATTGCGTATGCGTTATCTAGCAGATGGTGTGGTGATGGCAGGTAAAATTGCTATAGCAGACTTTGTGTGTCCCACAGAAGCAGCAAGACTAGAATTTGCACCAGACTTTACTGTGTGGATGGACACAATCAAAGAAGGACGTTTTGAAGACACCAATAAGATCTTTGAACAGCCACCGCGGTGTGATTATCATGTCAGTGAATGGTTTACTGACACACACGAACAACTGATGCCTGTGGTTCAAACTTGGATGGAGCGTAACAAATAATGGGTCCTCCTATTCCAAGCGAATTAGAAGCCGCAGTAGAGAGGCAACGTCGTATTAGAATACGTCTTGCTCTTGCTGCTTATGCATACGAATTTGACAATGATAGCATCATAACTGATGCAGAGTTTGATTCACTAGCAGATCAAGTTATACCCAGTATTGCAACCGGGCATGAGGTTATGGACAAATTCTTTAAAGAAATTTTTATTCCTGACAGTGGCATGTGGGTGCAAAAGCATCCCGAACTAGACAAACTCAAAAATCTATACACAAGACTAAAAAAACAAGGAATTTACTGATGTCAATAAGATACACCGAAGAACACGAATGG